GATTGATGTTTTTGACCTCTCTTATTTTTTTTTCTTGAGGAGGGTCTTGAATGCTTGAAAGCAATTTTCAACGCAAGCTTAAAAAGAAGCTGAAGGAACGTTATCCAGGCTGTTATGTTCTGAAGAACGATCCTACAATGAACCAGGGTATTCCCGACCTCACGATTCTCTACAAGGATAAATGGGCAGCTCTTGAAGTTAAGAAAGACAAGGCAACTGCCGAGTCTGCCGCTAAAGGAAAATCTGGTGGCAGACCTAATCAACCACTAAACGTCGCTAAGATGAACGAGATGTCTTATGCGGCGTTTATTTATCCGGAGAATGAGGAGGATATACTCAATGAACTCGATAAGAAATTTGAAGTTTCGAGATGATCATGCCTTGTTTCCTGCAAGTAGACCTTCATGGCTCAACTATACTGACGAACAGTATATAGAGTCTTTGAAGAATAAGAATCGAGCTCAGCTTGGTACTGAGATACACGAATGGGCTGCGATTCAGATCGTTCTTGGTCAGACTGTTAGTGGCGTCAGAGATGCCGCTAAGAGCATTAAGACCGAAATGTACCGTAAATATTATGACGATCGTTATGGGCTTTCCGATTTCGGTGACGAGCTTCTTAACGATATGAAGTATATACCAAAAGAAGTGTTCCACACAGTTAAAGCTTATGTGAACGATGCCATCCCGTTCTTCATGTCTCCGGAAACGAGACTTGGATATTCGGATGGCTTTTTTGGTACTTGTGATGCTGTGGCATTCGATGATCGCAAGAGCATACTTCGAATATTTGACTTAAAAACCGGTGCTCGCCCGGCTAAGATCGAGCAGCTGTTTACATACTCGGCTTATTACTGCCTTGAGAATCATGTAGATCCGTTTGATATTTCGATAGACTTGAGGATTTATCAGAATGGAGAAGTCCTTATGGATGAACCTGATCCAAAAGCCATTCGTGACATCATGGATACGATCATACATTTCGACAGTTTGTACAGTAAGTTTAACAAAGGGGAGTTACTGTGATGTTTTTAAGCAACCTTGTCTCGGCAGCCGACGACTTCATCATGCATTATGGAGTTGGGGCTGATGACGGACCGCCTGGTCGTGGCTCTGGGAGGTATCCTAAGGGTTCTGGAGAAAACCCACATCAGCATCCGGTTACATTATTAGAAAAAGAAGCATTCTATAAGGCTAAGTATCCGGGAATAACTCGTCCGGAGCTGGCCGAGTTATGCGGGATTGTCAACAAACAGGGCAAACCATCTACCGTCGATTATGACAGGATTCGTTCAGCCGAAGTTCAGAACCGCGATTGTGCAAAACGGTTTAAAGCACTCGAAATGTACAAGGACGGCAAGAACTATACAGATATTGCTCGTGTTCTTGACGTGAAGAGTAGCAATACCATAAGCCATTGGGTTAAAGAAGGCGAGGATGCAGCAAAGCTTAAACCCACAAAAACCGCGAAACTTTTAAAAGACTTTGTTGACAATAATAAGTATGTTGATATTAGTACAGGCACAAATTCGGCATTTAACGTGACACCCGGACAATTTGAAACTGCCGTAGCGATGCTTGAAGCCGAAGGCTATCACAGACATAAGATTTCAATTAAATCCGAGCTTGGCAAATCGCCAACTTACGATTGCCTTGTTCCACCAGATGCTACATATTCGGAGCTCTGGGATCATCGGTTTGATATTACGAACCCTGTCACGGCGCCTCGTGTTATCTCTCCAGAAGGTGAGCTGTCGTCTCTTGGAATTCCAGGTGGCAAGCCAACATCTATTGATGTTTCAAGGATACAGGTTGAGTACGAGTCACCAAAAGACGGCCTTATAGAGCTTCGTCGTGGCATTGATGATTTGTCTCTTGGCAATAAGAGCTATGCTCAGGTTCGAATTGCCGTTGATGATTCGCATTACATGAAAGGTATGGCTGTATACAGAGACGACATGCCTCCTGGTATTGATGTTATTGTATGCAGCAATAAGAAACCCGGTACTCCGCTTTTGGTCAAGGACGATCCTGACGCAAAACAGGTGCTCAAACCGATGAAGACTATTAAGGACAAGGACGGAAATGTTACTGGCATAGACTGGGACAATCCGTTTGGTGCTTCGATTAGTCAGAAATCGGAAATCATGGGCACTTACCATGACTATTACGACAAGGATGGTAAACTTAAGCGATCCGCAATCAATGTTCTTAAAGAAGAAGGGGATTGGGCTAGTTTCAGTCGAAGCTTAGCCAGTCAGTATTGGTCAAAGCAGCCTCTTGAAACAGCCAAGCGTCAACTCGATCTTAAAGTTGCTGATAAGAAGGTCGAACTGGAGTCGATTCGTGCCATAGAGAATCCTACTGTTAGAAAATACTTTCTTGAGAAGTTTTCTGAAGATTGTGACTCTTTGGCAGTTCATCTTAAAGCTGCACCGTTTAAGGGGCAAATGACTCGTGTCCTGTTGCCGTGTCCAGAACTCTCAGATCATGAAGTTTATGCTCCCGGTTATCCTGATGGCACGAAGGTTACTCTGGTTCGATATCCGTTCGCTGGTGAGTTTGAAGCTCCGTTGCTTACTGTTCGTAATATCGGTTCACCGGCCCAGAAAGTTATTCCATTAACAGCTAAAGATGCAGTTTGTATCAATAAGGCTAAGCTTGATCAGATGTCTGGAGCTGATGTTGACGGTGACTTTGCGATAATCATTCCGATTACTGATACAGTTAAGGTCAACACCAGATCTGATACTCTGGATGAACTCAAAGGCTTTGATACAAAGGCTGCGTTTCCTGGGTATGATGGCATGACGCCTATGAGTCACAAGACTCATGGTGTTGAGATGGGTAAGACTACAAACCTTCTTATGGACATGACGCTAAAGAAGGCACCGACGAAAGAGGTCGCACATGTTACCCAGCATTCCATGGTTGTTGTTGATGCTGAAAAGCATAAGCTTAACTGGAAGGCAAGTGAAGAAGCCAATCATATAAGGGAACTTAAGCATCGTTATCAGGACGATGGTCAAGGTCATACCGGTGCTGGAACCATTATCACCAGAGCCAAGTCTCCACAATCTGTTCCTGAACGGAGACAATGGCGTTTGACTAAGAATTCCATTGATGAAGAAGGAAATAAGATCCCCAAGTATACTAATCGTATGTCCACTACGGCTAGGCTTAATCTCAGTGATGTTAAGCTTACTAGCGGCGAGCACGTTAAGTTGTCTTACGACAAGAGTGAACGTAGTTTCTACTACCTCAATGGTGATAAGGATCCCAATACTGGAAAACGCATTCGTACGTATGTAAATGATGATGATCTTCCTGAAAATTTAAAGGGTGTTCATTTCAATTCTGAAGGCCGCGTTTATCTTAACAAGGATAAGAACGATACGAGAGAGTATTATGTTCGTAAAGATGAAAACAACAAGAATGTTCGAGTGTATGTTTCCGATGCTGATGTAATTGGCAGAAAGGTGAAGCCCGTTATGGAGGACTCCACCAAGATGGCTGAGCATAAAGACGCCTTTGAGATTACATCTGGTGGCAGTAAGGAAACTCCTGGCCATCCGATGGAACTAATTGCTGCCAATTATGCGAACGAGATGAAAGAACTGGCTCGTTATGCTCGACGTGAGTGGGCCAGAACCGGCGATCAGGTATACAAGAAAGACGCTGCAAAGAAATATTCAGAAGAAGTTGCTGCCATTGAACGTGGCATAGCCGAAGCACAAGCTTCTGCTCCGATCGAAAGACAGGCTCGCCGTATGGCTGCACAAACTCTTGCGATTAAGAAAGCCGAAAACCCGGACATGACTTATGAGCAGAGGAAAAAGATCGAAGGGCAGGCTCTAGCTTCCGCAAGACTCCGGCTTAATAGTACCAAGAAGCGGTTCGAGATCACCCCGAAAATGTATGAGGCCATCAGTGCCGGTGCTATTAACAAGACTACACTTGAGAAGCTTTTCAATAACACCGACATGGATTCGCTCCGTGCTATGGCAACACCTAAAGCTAAGAAGAGTTTGTCAACCGCAAACAAATCGGCAATCAAACGACTGCTTAACAGCGGAGTCAGATCTGCTTCAGAGATTGCTCGTATGTTTGGCATCTCCGAATCCTATGTTTCTGAGATCGCAAATGGCTAACTTATACCTGTAGACCTATTGATGTTTTGACTGGCGCTTTGCACAAACCTTCGTTTCATGAGTCTTGTGTTGATACCTCCTTTCTTTTCATACATATTGATGTTTTTGGTGGACTGCAATGCGCCTTTCAATATAATGTGTTACTCATCGTTTCTGTAGCAACTGTTTCTATTGATGTTTTTGACTGCCGTACTATGTTTTGCTTCTGGCACCCCATTCAATATAGAAGCCGTTGCTACAACGTTATTGATGTTTTGGAATTAAAGTTAATCATAGAAATACTGACGAAAGGTGGTGAATACAAATGGCTGAGTGCTACCCAACGACTGTTGACAATCCAAACAATCCGTTTACACACTTCAATCAGTGGTTAGAGTTCGATCTTATGCATCGATATGATACCCTTCGCTGGTGGGCTTACTTCAGTGAAGCTTCTTCATTGATGGATGATGACGAATATGACTATGAAGTCGAGCTTGGCATCGACCGTTTGTTAGACTTCAATCCTTATGGTCGTCATTACAGGCTGTTTGAAGAGAACGCTGATGAAGTTATTCGACTTGTTAACGAAGCTTTCTACGAATCGAACAAACCTACACAATAAAACTATTGATGTTTCGATACTATATTTTAGCTTATCGTATTCACATGGCAATAGTTTCGTTTCATTGGTATAGTTCTATTGATGTTTTGAGTATGTACAGACCTTAAGATTGTAAACTATCCCATCACAAGTCCGATTCATAGCATACAATCTATTGATGTTTTGAAGTTGTCAGTTTCTTATTCATTCATTTTCCTCCTTATTTGGCCTCTTTTAGCTCGTTTTAAGTTGTTTCCTAACCGGAGATAGCTTAATTCGGGCTAGGAGAGGCTTAAAATAGACCGGGGGAGGGGTCAAATATCAAACACCCCCTCTAGCATCGCCCGCTCTCTTCCAAATTTCTCCGGGGGAAGTGTTCCGGAAATGGTTCAAACTCTCAGGCCCCCGATCGAAACCCATCTAAAACCTGTCAACTCTATACCAGATCCAGCCATAACCAACCTACCTATCTGCCAATTAAACGCTTATGAGTGTGCTGATGGTTCCATCTTAAACGTTTCGGGTATCTCCTTTCCGTTTCAAGACTCTCCCAGTGGACTATCAGTGCACTCATAAGCGTTTAATCATTGAAAAATGAAAGCGAGGAGAGTCAATGAGCAATAAAAAGGAGCCAAAAGATATTCCGAAAGCTCCTTCGCCAGCATTTAAGAACCAAGAGGCCTATGAGCAATACATGACAGGCCTTGCTTACGCCCTTGTTGAGCAACGATTACTCAACGGGACAGCTACATCGCAAGAAACGACGCACTTTCTCAAGATGGGCTCTGCACGTGAACGACGAGCGGCCAAACTTGAAGAGATGCAGATCGAACTTATGCAGGCGAAGAAGGAAGCTATCGAATCTCAGAAGAGAATGGAGAGCCTGTACGAGGAAGCGATCAAAGCTGCGCGTTCATATGGCTCACCAGTTACGATGGGAGGACCAGACACGCATGAATAAGTCCTACCACGAAATGATATTGCTGCCAACGTATAAGGAGCGATTCGATTACTTACAGCTATACGGTAGGGTCGGAAGCGCAACGTTTGGAGACCAACGATTTCTAAATCAGCACCTCTATCACACTCCGGAATGGCAGAGCATCAGACAGCGTGTAATAATTCGAGACCGATCTTGTGACTTGGCATATCCCGATTGCGAAATCATGGAGCCGCCGGTTCACATACATCACATCAATCCCATTACATCAAATGACATTCTTGAGCGCAATCCAAAAGTATTCGACATGGACAACTTAGTAACCGTGACTGCCGCTACTCATAAGGCTTTGCACTATGGTGGACAAGAGATCCGCAAAATGCTTATGGGTGAACGGCGTCCTAATGACACTTGTCCTTGGAAACAGGAGTGATAACAGACTATGATTATATACGATAGCCCGTACTACGGAATTACGACAATTGGTGACAGCATAATGCACTACCAGGTCAAAGGCGCTAAGCATGGCGTTCGACGTTGGCAGAATCCGGATGGATCACTCACACCCGCCGGGCGAGTGCATTATGGCGTCGGTGAAGCAAGGAACAGCGCCAGGACGGACAATGATAGACCGAGCCAAACTTCTGGGCGATACCAGATTGGAAGTTCCTCATCGGCAAGCGGCGTTGATGCTGGTGCTGTATCCAAAACGAAGTCAACGAAAGCCGACAAGGAACGAGACAAGTCTCAGAAAGCCGAGCTTGATGACGCTCTCGGATACTTCAAACGATCCGGGATCAACACATCTGACTTTGACGCGAACTTGGATTCTATCAAGAGACTCGGTATCTCCCCGGATGACGATCGACGCCGCGGAGAAGCTGTTGCTGGAAAGATCAGCAAAACGATTAACGATGTATATAACGGAACTTCAAAATCCAAGTATGTTAAAGCGGCATATGACAGCATGACCGCAGCTCGTAAGCAGTACAGCGATTACGACAAGCAGTACAACAAGATCAACCCGCCGCCAAAGAAACAGATTGGCTTTAACGCTAACAAAAAATACCAGCAGCGTATGGAAGAGTGGCAACGGGCTAAACGCAGCGACAGCGAACTAAACAGATTGGCGCAGGAGTATACAGATCGTGAGTCAGACTTCGCCGGATCTATACTGAAATCCATCAAGTTCAAGGACAACGATAGCAATAGGCAACGGATGCGAAGACTGATCCGTGACTATGGCTGATAAGGAGGGCCGCCAATATGAATGACAGCATACTCAATACCATCAAGAAGTTGCTTGGCATCGATCCGTCCTATACGCCGTTTGACACCGACATCATAGTTCACATCAATACCTACCTTGGTGTGCTCAACGAACTCGGCGTCGGCGTTGATGGCTTTACCATTGAAGACAGCTCAGCAACATGGGACGAGTTCCTTGTCAATGCTACGGTGCCGCTAAACGAAGTAAAGACGTACGTTTACCTTAGGGTTCGCCAGGTCTTCGATCCGCCGGCAAGCAGTGTCATGAGTGCAGCGCTCGACAAACAGATCGAGGAACTTGGATGGCGGATGCGGATCAAGGTTGAATGCACAGTGGAGGATGAAAATGGCTAAAGACCTTCATGAAGATTTTAGAGCACGAACTATACAGGCACTTAAGATTTCAGCACAGAAACTGATCGACAACGCTGAAGCTATCGTTAGCTCGGTAGACCCAGATCTCGGCAGGGCAGATACCTATATAAGTATCAGGCTTCCGTCTGCTAATGACAGGTACTCTATGCCAGAGATCGAGATCAGCCAGACGTTCGTTTCTAGGAGAGCTACCGCGACATTGTATGGGTTCGAAGACATGATCGACGACTGACGAAAAAAAAATAAGGGGAGCTGGAAATTATGCGATACGTCCAATACAACCCGAATCCAGCCGGCAAGACCGTTGGCGACTGCACTGTTCGGGCTCTTACAGTTCTCTTCGATGACAGTTGGAATAACGTCTATGCTGACTTAACTATGCAAGGCGCGTTCCTTTACGACATGCCAAGCTCTGACGCGGTATGGGGAGAATATCTCAGAGCTAATGGATTCACTAAACACATGTTGCCGAATACGTGTCCGAACTGCTATACGATAAACCGCTTCGTACAAGACTTCCCGTTTGGCGCATACCTTGTTGCTACAGGAACTCACGTGGTAGCCGTTGTCGACGGTCAGTTCTATGATACGTCTAACTCTGGCAACGAGATGATCATTTACTATTGGAGAAAGGAGATGCAGTAAATGGCTTATAATCCATATTACCCAACCGGGATCTATCAGACACCTATCCAGAATCCTTATCAGCAGCCAGCGTACCAGCCAAACACCACCTCGCTCATGACTGTATTTGTTAACAGCGAAAACGAGGTAAACGACTATCCGGTAGCTGCCGGTACAACGGTTCAGCTGATTAGCTTCAAGCTTGGTAAATTCTGGCTTAAGTCTACTGGAACTAATGGAGTTCCTCAGCCGCTCAGGTCATTTAGCTTTACTGAGGAGACACAGGCTGCAAATATTCAAAATGACTCTGTTTCCAGAGCTGAGTTCGACGCGCTAAGCGGAAAGATTGACAAGCTGATTAAAGAACTTGGAGGTGACCAGAAATGATTAACATACCGATCATCAATGCACTTGGCGGAATGGCCAATTTCAAGACTCAGTTCGACCAGTTCCGTCAGAGCTTACCGCAGGGTGGGTTTGATCCCAAGCAGCAAGCTCTCATGCAGGCCCAGCAGATGCTTAACTCTGGCCAGATGACACAACAGCAGTATAACAACATTTTACAGATCGCCGGTGCGCTTAGTGGCGATAACGGAAAGCAGAGGTGATCGAGACCAAATGGCTTACGAAAGAATCAACTGGGAAAACGCCCCATCGACTGAGACCCCACTAAACGCGGACAATCTCAACGCGATGGATGCTGCCATATTCAACCTTTCTGATAATGTCGACGCGCTTACGACGAAAGCGAACAATCTTCAGGACGGTATTGACCTGGCAAATGCTCGAATGGACACACTGGTTGCAGTTCCTCCTGGATCGACAACAGAAAACACAGAATTGCTTGACATCAGAGTTGGCGCAGATGGAAACACTTACTCTTCGGCAGGCGCTGCTGTGCGAGGACAGATCGACGACGTTCAGACCGAAGTAACTGATTTAAAGGCAGATTTAACAGGCATACACAATGTAGTGGTGGGAAAAAATGCCTTTGAAAATGGTGCATTTGGTGCAGGGTCTGGAAAAGTAAACAGTGATTACAGGATTAGGCTAAAACATCCTGTGTATGTGGAAAAAGGTACTGAACTATATATTTCCGCAGGTAATCTGTATAACATGGTATGGGAAATGTCATCGAATGCTACAACTGGCGGTAATGTTATCGTAAGCAAGGCATGGGGAGCAGAAACAAAATACTATGCAAGAAATGACTGTTGGTTGATGATATCATTCAGTAAAACTTCATCAGGTGCAACCGAACCAATTACGGTTGACGATTTTACAGACGATTCATATGTACTTATAAACCGTCTTAATTCAAATAATTTATTTGTATATCCTAATCCAATAAACCCAAATAATTACGCTAATTTTCTTCCAACTCTGGAAGTAGCTGGTAAGAATACGGTATATCGTTTTGTAAGTACCCCTGCCATGATGGCAGAAAACGGTGGAACATGGATCAACTGTCCGGAAGATATGATTCTAAAACAACAAGTTGGTATTTTTACATCATATGCACAAAGCACCTTGACAGGATCGTCCCAGACACTGCTACTATCAGAAACAGGAAAATTGTATACAAGATATCTGAATGAGGTAGGCGGCGTTCAAAGATGGACTCCGTGGACACTTAACGAGAAAAAAGATATTATTGTGGCAGCGGATGGTAGCGGAGATTTCACGTCTTTGACGGCGGCGATTGCCAGCGCAACACAGACAATAAACTCACATATTTATGTGAAAGAAGGTACTTACGATATTATCGCAGAGTATCAAGCACTATATGGAAGTGATTTTTTTGATACATACAATACTGCCGTCGCATCCACAAATCCTGGCATTATCTTAAAAAATCGTGTCACAGTAGAATTTGCTCCAAACGCATTTGTTGTTTGCAACTATCAGGGAAATAATGACACAGTAACAAACAGGTTTGCGCCGTTTAACTCTGGCGAGTATGGTTTTACTCTTATAAATGCAACTGTGACAAGTAGAAATGTACGTTATTCTGTACATGATGAAAGAGTAAGAGCGACAGACTATTACCACAATAAATACATAGGGTGCCATTTCAATCATGATAAAGGCACAGGCACAGGATACCGTCAAACAATCGGCGGCGGTTTAGGTAAAAACGGATTGATTGAGATTGAAAATTGTATTTTCGAAAACCCATCTGATACCGGGTTTATACTGTCATGGCATAATTGCGTACTGGCTGGTTCCAGATCGCAGATACTCATACGCAATAGTATGATTAAGGGACGATTACGTTTCAGTTATTATGGTGATAGCACGCTGATATCAACTATGATTGTGACAGGATGTAAACTGTTTGCAGAACCGCAGAAAACACAGGAAACAACCGGATATACTACAGATAATGTAGAGATTCTGTCATGGAATAACGTCATAGGTGAATTTTAACATCCGTAAAAAAACTATTAAAGCACACTTTAACTCACTAAGACAACTAAATAATGTAGGGACGATCTGCCAGGTTAAAGCCGAGCACCAGGCTACTAATATGGAGCGGCGCAGATCATGGCAAGCTGTTGGTAGAAGGCTGGGCTTGCCAAATTTATACGAAAGAGGTGATCGACCGTTGCTCTAATTATCTCTAATGATTCGTATACAAAATTCAAAATGAACTGTTTTATCCGGCTGTGACTCGCAATCTTGCGGGTCTTTTTTTTTTAATTGCATATTCATGGAAAGGAGTGTGTGACTATGAGTTTAGTAGATCAGGGAAATGGCATGGTCATGCCTGTTGGACCGATGTACGGCGGAAATGGTTTCGGTAATGGTGCTTTCGGTGATGGCTCGTTCTGGATCATCGTTCTGTTCCTGTTCGCTCTGATGGGCAACGGCTGGGGCAATGCTTTCGGCGGTGGCGGTGGTTCGATGCCATTCATGATGACTAATACACAGAACGATGTTCAGAGAGGCTTCGATCAGCAGTCGGTTATGTCCGGGATCAGCGGCATCAATTCGTCCATCGCATCTCTCGCGCAGGGGCAGTGTTCAGGATTTGCTGGAGTAAACGCCAACATGAATGCCGGCTTTGCAAATGCTGAGAGCGCCGCGGCCGCCAGACAGATGGGCAACCTTCAGCAGCAGTTTGCAATGCAGACCGGTCTTGGCGGACAGATCAACGACGTTGCACTTAATCAGCAGATGGGCTTTTGCGAGAACCGTGCCGCTGTAGCAGATCTTAAATACAGTATGGCCCAGGAAGGCGCTGCGACAAGAGCCAATACCGATGCCAAAGTTCAGTCCGTGATGGACAAGCTCTGCCAGCTCGAACTTGATGGAATCAAGCAGAACTACGAGAACCGTATCGCCGGTATGCAAGGCCAGATCGATGCTCTTACAGCGCAGGTTAACAACGCTAATCGCGACGTTGCGCTGGCTAACGAAGTTGACGCTCTTTACAGCCGTCTTAATTCCTGCCCGGTTCCGTCGACTCCTGTATACGGACGGACTCCGATCTTTACGTGCAACCAGAACCAGAATCCTGGATGCGGATGCCCTAACGGATTTGTTGCAGCTTAAGAAAGGAGGTTGCTATGGCAGAATATAGCGCTAACGCTCTGCAAAACATTCTCCCAAATGCTTCGGCGGTCTTTACGGCGTCTAAGGTACCATGCAATAGAGGTCTCATCTTTCATAGGGACGAGAGCGGTGTATTTCGGCTTGCGTCGCCTGCCAAGATTGCCAACGGCCTGACAAGTTGGAACAGATGCCGTTGCTGTTGCAAGCAGATGCCTGAAGCTCTCTATCAGGTTGCTTTCCATGCCAATATTGCGGTGCCGACAGGCGGAACTGTCGCACCAATTTCAGTAGCCATCGCTATTGATGGAACTGCTGACCCGTCGTCCCTGATGATAAGCACACCCGCGGCGGTAAACCAGTTCGATAATGTCTGTGGTGAAATTATTGTTGCCGTTCCTGCAATTTGCGGATGCGAATCTGTCTCGGTAATCAACGCATCTGATCAGGCTATTGACATGCAGAACGCCAACCTTGGGATCACGTATCTTGGAATTCGGTAAGGAAGGAGGTAACGCAAATGATTGACTCTAAACTTTTGGAAGATCTTGAGCGAAAGCTCGAAGCAGACTTAAGAAAACTCATGGCGAAGTCCGAACTTACCGCAGCTGACTATGACGGCATTAAGAAAGCCATGTGCATTGCCGGCATGATCAGTAACTATCCTGGCGGAATGATGGACGAGGAAGGCATGGCATATGGGTATCCTATGGGGCATATCGGATCCAATTATCGTGGATATTCAGCCGGCCAGATGAACGGTATGCAGAACTACGGCATGGATGGAATGTCCAATGGCCGCATGAGATCGCCGGTAACTGGACGCTACATCAGCAACGGATACAGTGGCCATTCGATTGAGGACCGGATGATCATGGCTCTCGAACAGCAGATGGACGAAGCTAAGACTGACTACGAACGACAGCTTGTGGAGAAGGAGATTCAGAGACTTCGTAGAGGGGATAGATAACATATGAACACAACTATTATTGTGGCTATCGTTACTGGAATCACCTCATCCGGCTTTATGTCTCTGGTCATATACCTTCTTCAGCGGCACGACAAGAAGGTGGACAAGGAAGCTGAAAACGATTCTGCTCAGAGTAGGATGCTTCTAGGTTTGGGACATGACAAGATCCTGTACCTTACCGATAAGTATGTTAAACGTGGCGCAATAACGTTGAAGGAGAAGAGGAACTTAAAGTTCCTCTCAACTCCTTACTTCGATCTTGGCGGAAATGGTGACTGCGAGATCGGATGCGATGCTTGCGCCAAGCTTCCTGTAGTCTCTGACGAAGAGGCCGAGGTGATGGACATGAAAATTAAGAGAAAGGAGTTCAGTCTTGAAGCTTAATAACAAAACTTATGACGTGCTCAAGTGGATTGCACAGATTTTGCTTCCGGCTGTTGGGACGCTGTACTTCGCGTTGTCCAAGATTTGGGGCTTCCCGTTTGCGACAGAGGTCGTAGGCACCATCGCAGCCCTCGACACGTTTCTTGGGGCGATCCTCGGGATCAGCTCTGCTAACTATAATAAGGAGATCGAGAACGGAGGTGAATAATTCAAAATGGCTACGATTTTGTATGAGAGCTATTACGGAATTACGCCGTTCAATACAGACTATATTCAGCATTACCAGGTCAAAGGCGCTAAGCATGGTGTTCGACGGTACCAGAATTACGATGGATCCCTGACGCCGCTTGGTCGAGAACATTATGGCGTTGGTGAAGCAATGAACAGTGCTAGAACCGATAAGGACAGACCGAGTCCTATTCGAAACTCCGGACGATACCCGCAAAAAGAATCCGTCGGGGACAAACTCCGAACTTTCAAACGCGACTGGGATGAAGGAAGACGGATCGCAAGAGCAGAGAAAGCTGAAGCTAAGGAAGCACGAGCTAAAGAACACGAGGCGAAAGCTAAGGCTAAGGCAGAGGCGAAAGCTAACGCTGCGGCCGATAAGAAAGCAAAGGAAGCTGCTAAAGAACAGGAGCTTCTTAGAGGTGTTATAGCAAGGGCTGATGCCGACGAAGTACGCAAATACATTCCGAGGTTATCAACAAAACAGCTCGAAGAGGTAAAATCACGTATTGCGCTTCAGAAAGATATCGTTTCCACACGGGAGTCGCAGCTTAAGTCTCAACAGACTATAGACAAAATCAGAAAAGAATATGCTGACGCGGAAGCTAAAGCTAAAGCCGAGCAGCGGGCAGCTCGGAAGGAAAAGGTGGCTAACGTCATCAATACCGGCAAGAAGATCATCGACAAAATAAATCGCGTTGATGAGAATACTCGCGCAGCAAAAGAAAAAGCCCAGACAATAATCATGCAGAACCGAGAGAAGGCTGCGGAGAGGCTCGGTGAAGCAACCAGAGCCACAATGGAAAAAGCTAAAGCGTCTGCATATGACACAGCTAAGGCTGTTGATAAGGTAATTATTGACACGATGACCGGTGGGCGGAAGCCAAAGCAAACCGCAGATGAACTGATTAACAACGTTGTCCGTAATGCTGTAAGCGGTGCTTCTGGTGTTGGCAAAGAAGTCGCAAACTCCGTTTCGCCAGCAAAGTCGGCTGGAGAACGAATCGCTGAGAAGATTGCTGATAAAAGTGTCAACCTTTTAAATAGAGCCACCGGACGAGGTAAACAAATAGCCGGAACGGCCGCTGAAAAAGTAGTAGAACACGAAACCGCAAAGCAGGACGAGGAAGAGCGCAAGAAGAAACAAAACAAATAAGGAGTTGACGTAAATGCTATCAAACACCGCGACTCCTAAATACTATGGAGCATTCCGCGACAAAGTCATCAGAGGAATTATCCCGGTGAATGCCGAGGTGTCCATGGAGATGAACCGCATCGACGAGCTTATAGCTAATCCCGGAGTCTATTACGACGATGAGGCAGTCGAAGGCTGGGTTCGGTTCTGTGAGAATGAGTTGACCCTTACCGATGGCAGTGACCTGTATTTACTCGATAGCTTCAAGCTTTGGGGCGAACAGATTTTCGGCTGGTACTATTTCGTTGAGCGGTCTGTCTTTGAGCCGTATACTGATCGACCTGGTGGCCACTTCGTAACGAAGCACATTATAAAGCGACTGGTCAACAAGCAGTATCTGAT